GCATTAGTAATCGTTCCAGATAGTGAAGATGTGGGGTATCCTGTTGCGTCGGCTAGATTAAAAGCAGGAGTAGCATCTGTACCACCAAGAGATATAGAGACACCCCCAAGAGAAATACTCGAATACTGTAACTTTGCATTTGTTACATTTGCATCAATAATTGCTCCCGTAGCTACCTGGTCCGTACCTAAAGTTCCTACTTTTGCAGCAGGTATTGAGGCTGCATCTATTAACGCAACACCAGCTTCAATAAGATCTTTAACTGTTACCTTTTTTGTTTCACTAGCACTCAGATCTGCGATGGCTAATGGGTCTGTAGCTGCTACACCTGCTTCTGCTAAGGAAGGCAGATTACTAATCTCAAGATCTGGCATGAACCTTTACTAAATACCTATAGCTATATATTAAGCCTGACTAAGCAAAATACTGCCACCGTCTTCCTGAAGAATCTTATATGCGTCTTCTTGTAACAGAGAACTAGGTGCTGTTCCTGTGTTTAATTTGATCTCTCCGTTCGTTATAAACTCAATCCTGGTGGTAACTTCATTAGCTGCTGGAACACTTACAGCAACATTAGTTACAACACAATTAGCTTCGTACCATACTGTGTTGGCACTGGTGCTTGTGTCTTTATATATGTAAAATCTGCCTGAAAAATCTGCTCCTTGCTGTAAACGGATTATTAATTGAGCTAAATAAAACGGAAATTCACGGGTAGTTGCGTGGGGAGTAGCGTCTGCTAAAGCCTCACTATGTTCCCAAAGGCAGTGCATAGTACCTTGCCCAGAAATTAAACCTGCTTCATATTGTCTTTTAAACTGATCTCCTAAAGTTGTTGTATCTATTTGTTCTCTACTCGTAGTAATTTCAAAATCTTTTATACGTGCCAGATGTCTATACCTGAAATTTCTCGTTCTTATAGTTATTTGCTTTATTGCACTAGGAGTTACTAAAGCAAGAGCATTGGTTGTTCCTCCTGTTATTGCGTGAGCAAAACTGTTATAAAGTCTTATTCCTCCTAAAGCATCTACGTGAACATACCAAGATCCGTCAGGATAACTATGTCCTGATACAAGTTCTAAAGTACTTTTATCTAGTGTTTCTATCTCTACATAATCTCCTGTAATAATTGAACCAGATACTTTATCTACAGAAAATCTTTTCAAACTTGTATTTACGTCATTAGGATCTAAAGTTGTCTGTAAAGACGCTAATAGAGTATCCCTACGAATCTCTACATCTCCATTTTGTCCAAAATAAACAGCCATTAATTAGACGAGAGAAAGCGTTGTTGGTGCTCCATCTGCTTCCCAAGTTATATCAGCAGAAGTTATTTCTCCTGGAGTGCTACTTATGGTTACTCCTGTTATCCAACAAGAAAATACTATGTCTCTAGCATTAGTATCTCCTGTTCCCTCACTAAGTCTAAATTTAAGAGTTACTTTAGTAGATCTTGCGTTAGTTCCATCTCCAGCAGAACCACCTACCTTTTGTGCAGAAGTAAGCAAACTGTTTACGTTGGAATTACCTCCTGCGGCTTCCGTGTAGTAAGACAATCTGCAACTACCTGAGTAACTTCTGAGTCCGTCAACAAGAGTTCTATCTGTGTCTCCTAAATTAGTTGTCTCTATAACTGACATGGAACTTGAGTAAGTCCATGCCTGAACTTTTGCAGCAGCAGTTGAGCTACCTGCTATAAAAAGTTCTCCATCTTTGCCACTGTAATAACCCGCCACAGTCCTAAATCAAAAACATTGCGTTTATTCTACGGTGAATCGAGACAAGCGACAAAACTACAGCTAACATTGCTTCTTCCTTTAAACGTACTTGTAACGGTTGGAGGTGCAGAATATCGCCACCTTAAACCTAATCTTGTCTCTCCCGTTCCAGAATCTCCAATAATTTCTTTAGTCAAAAAATTACCTGAACCATCATCTTCTATACCTAAAGCACCGTCTTCTGTAGAGAACCTAACGTAGTCCCACACTGAGTTAACGTCATCATAATGATCCAAAATCAAACCAACTTGACCGTCTGTAATATTCATAAAACCTAGAGTCAACGTTGCATTAACTCTTTTATTACCAAAACGCAAGTGAGTCTTTGTTCCATCAAGAGACTCAAAATTAGTGCTTTGGTATCTACCAGGATTAAAACTTCTGGAAGTAGGTTTTACGGAAGGAAAATTGTGTGCTGAAGCCATTTAACTTTCTATTGAAAAACGAGAATCGTCATCCCATCCTTGCAATATAACTAACTTACCGTCACTGGTTAACTCAGCATACGATCCAGATAATTCAACTAATCCTTCTTCATCTAACGTAATACTTTCCACTTTATAACACTGATTAGAAGCTTGTAACTCTTTTATCGTAAACAAAGAACCCCTATAAGTTGCAGGTAAAGGATTTGAAAAATTTTCTGTATCTTCTTGTACAACTGATTTAGATGTATTCCACCAATAAAATGTTTTAGTACCTGATATTGCGTCTTTACTAACTACACTACCGTCCTCAAGTATCGCTCCATTATTAAACCTATTAACATGTTGAGTTGTTGAAAAAACTCTTATGTAGTCTCCAGGTTGAACGCCGTTTATGTAATGAGGAGCAGTTTTAAAATTTACTGTATGATCTACTTTTTGCCTATTACTTAAAACGTATTTTCCAAAAGTTACGGCATGTTCAACACTGGTACAAAATCCACTTAAATCATAAGTTTCCATTGGATCATCTGAGTGTTTAGTTATAAGATTGCCTGAAGAATCGTATTCATCAAAAAGACTTACAACTGAAGATTTCTTCTCTGAAAATCCATTAAGTTTTTCTTTCCTGTATATAATGTTTGCTTTAAAAGTCTGTCTATCTTCAGGACTTAAAAAATTAACAGTTAAATCTTTTACATTTCCATCAGTAAACATAGCTTTTATATCTACTGGTTTATTATTCTCTATTTGATAATTACTTTCATCAAAAGGAACAGCAGGATATAAACTAAATTGCCCTCCAATAATTGTAAAATCTAATAAACAATAATTAGCTTGTTCAAAAATAAATTCTCTTAAATTAACTCTATCTGAAATCATACCGTCCCAAAATAGATTATTCTTCTTACAAAAATTAGCTGCTATACCCATGTTAGTTTCATTTACTGCTTGTTCACTTACAACTTTTCCTGCACCTATTCTTGCATCGGTTAATAAAGCGTATGCTATTTCTGGAAATAAACTTGTAGATCTATCCGATCCACCTAATAAACTTTTTACTTTTATTCCCTTCTGAAAATATGCTGAAAACTGACTAAAGTTAGTCCATTCCTTTGAACTATTAATCCTTAATCCTGCATAAGCTAAATCTGAATATGTTGCAGGACTACCAATACTATCTGTTCCTTCTGTTTTAACTATTTCATTGCAATATGTGATTTGATGTTCTGGACCTTCTAAATGACTAGATTGATCTCCTTCAAATTTCCAATAATCAGCAGCAGCATCAAATAAATTTAGTCTAGATTCTATTGTTTTTTCAACAGTACTTGAAACTTGTAATTCAATAATTTGTGCTGGCACTAAAGTATCGTCTGTGTCTTCAGGATCATCTTGAGAAGGAATCCTAACTCTGTCTCCTTCCCTATAACCGCTACCTCTTGATCCTTCTAAATTCCATTCAGCGTAAATCTCTGTTCTTGCTGTATTAGCCCAAGCCTTAAATCGAACTTGAAGTCCAGAACCATTAGCAATATCATTATTTCCCCCACTATCTGTATTTGAAGTTGTAATTAGATCATTAATAACAGGAGATACATTTTGCCATTCATCTTCTATTTTTCTAACGTAATACCAAGTAGAAGTTACATTTCCAAACTTAGGTATATCTTTCTTACCGCAAGGATAACCATTAACATTACCTCCCATGCTGCTATCAATTACAGGAATAAATTTGCCTCCCCTTCCGTCATCTGTTGCGTAATGAAACTCAACTCCACTAACAGTTTGTCCTCCTCCATGTGCTGCAACTAAAGTAACTATTTCAAGTTGCTGTGAATCTCCCCATATTGGACCTTTTC